GGAGTAGGAGTAGGAGTAGGAGTAGGAGTAGGAGTAGGATTAGTTTCAACAGGTCGGTTGAAATAGGTTTGTTCTCTTTGTCTTCCTTTACCTTTGCCACCAGCAGGGAGCCCACCTATGTAATCTCTAGCAGACTGGGGTACAAATTGAGCAGGCGCAGGGTTAAACTGCTGAACATAACGCTGCTGAAACGGTGCTGCGTAAGGGTTAGGTTGTTGATATTGTGGTGGAAATTGGGTTCTAGGTACTGGATAAAATTGTTCGGGGGGTTGGCCTCTAGCTTCAGGAAACCTATCATAAAACCCAGGAGAACCTCCAATGTAAGACTCCCCAGAATATTCCATAGCCTGCTGTGCGCTAGGTTGTTGATACCCTTCGTAAATAGCACCTAACCCGCCCAAAGGCGCAGCATATTGGCTTTGGGGCGCTTGTTGTGAAGCGTACGGATTTTGTGATCTACCACCTTTACCACTGGAGCGCGATGGCGACGGTATAGCTGGTGCTACTGCTGAAGAACCCTTACCCATTTTTAACCCCTTGTGAATCCCGGATACGGGTTAGATGGTTCAAAATAATTGTACTCACTCGATATTTTCCTTGGGTCTTTTTGTATCGGGTTGTACAAACGTGGCATCGGTAGTGCGGGCGGTTTGTCTTCGTATTTCTCAGGCTCGGGGAACTTAACATCAGGTGGACGCATAATCTCACTTACTGCCGGGAAAGCCGCAGCCATCGCACCATATTTACCGCCGTACTGCCCCATCAAATTACTACCTAAATTAGACAGACCACCGGGCTGACCTAACGTAGCAAGACTTCCTTTAGCTTGGTCTAAAAGCGGCATATCAGTGACTCTTTTTATAGCTGCGTCTTTAGCTAATGTGTCCGATGCTGTCTGGCCCACTGCATCCATCATACCCTGCGTCCCCGCAGCTTGTGCTCCAAGCGATCCAGCGCCGCTAAGCGCACCCCCCAACCCACCACCGCCAAACGCACCAAGGCCAGCCATAAAGCCTTTACCAAGATCGCCTGTACGAATTGTTTCGCCACCACCAACAATGGCTGCTGCCGTAAGTGGGTTAATTGTTCCACCTGAAAAGAAGGTAAGACCTGCACCAATAATTGTCGGTAGTAATCTGTCTAAGAAGCCAGCTTCAGGGAGACCAGTTCTTGGATTAATACTAAGAGACCCACCTTGGGCCATAGCAAGAGCTTGTAAGCCACCGACTTCTCTGGGTGTCATATGAACCAACATGCTGTCATTACCGCGACCCATGCTGGCAAGTTGTTGGGCAGAATAGATAGACATGACTGTTCCTTACGAAGAAACCCAAGTTGCCGTTACAATGACAGACGGTATGGCAGGTCTTGTTGGGCTTGACGGGGCTGTATAATGTTCAAGATACGCACCTGTCCCAGCGGTAGTATACGCTTCAGTTGAGCACCAGACTAGCTCTACATAGTCACCTGCTAGCAGAGCGGCAAAGAAATTAAGAGCCGCTACAGAGTGGTATGGGTCTGATGGGCCTTTTCTAGCTGCAAGCCCAAACCTTGTGTTGGAGTCGGCAATATCGGTGCCGTTCTTCCTGAACCAAATGTCAATATCTTCAGACTGGTTGGAGTAATTAACAAGCTGTGCGCTGAACTGAATATTGTACGTACCTGCGGTATTGACGTAAATTCTTGAAGTATTAGAAGGGTCTACCCCAACACCTACTGAGTATGACGTTGAGTTTAATGTTATCGGGTACGCAGTCGTTGTACTAGCAGCGGTTTGGTCTGTTGTATCGTAAAAAGACCCGTATGGGACTACAAAGTTATCAAACCTAGCAAAATAAAGACGTAACGCTCTATTAAGTTCATTAAGCTGACGAACGTCATACTGCGGAGGCGGCAGCGGTAACGCAGGGGATTTAAAGTCAAAATAGCTCATCGTTTGCCATCGGGTCTTACATCAAGACGATGGGAACCAGATTGCCACTGAACACCTAAACCATCTGAAGAAATCCTAAACGCCATCTGTCGCCCACGAGCACGTACAAACACCTGCTCTGTATACTGGTCCAACGTCGCATAAGTGGAAGCTACATTCTGAGAATCAGACGCTGTGTTTGCATAAGCCGACCCAGAGAACCGCTTAGGTTTCATCGTTAGGGTCACTGTCGGTGTAGCAGCAGTCGAGTTTGTAAAATTAAAATCAGGCAGTAACCGACGAGTGAGCATGAACTGTTCACCATCACCAAGATCATAATCAGATGATTGGATGTATGAAGTCATCGGAGCATCGCCATCATTTACTCCAATCTCATGCTGATATTCGTACCCCACCGTATCATTTTGTCCAGTGTATGCGGCAACGGGGTTAGATCTTAATGCTGTATCTAACCAAGCTGTTCTCACCAAAGTACCGTAATACCAGACACCTTCTAAATGATTAAAGATAACGTACCTGTCATTCCAGTTTGAATTAGCACTTGGATAAAACCACCAAATTTCAGTAAATCCTTCGTTTGTGCCGCATACGATTTGATTTGCTTGGTTAAAATTTAAATCTTGAAAAACATACTGCCTAAGTGTGCATGGCAGTGTTTGCACCTGTCCTGAATACACATAAAACTTATCTTGCCCCATCCAATAAGTTACGTTGTTTGCCGTTGCAACTGCACGGGGGCTGATAATGGATATGTTGTCGGCTAATTCTTGTAGGGCAAAAACGTCTGAAGTACCAGTATACTGGAGTGAATATAAAGAAGAATTAGTGTACACAAGTATTTCTTGTCTTGTAGCTATCCCTCTTACAATCTCAGAACCCCGTGAAACCCGAATAAACCCGGCTGAATTGGTTATTAAAGGTGTCCACACCTGCGGTTGATCTTGGCTCGCCCAACGAATCAAAAGAGGATCATAATCGGCAGCAGCACCTGCATAAGGTTGACACCCTAAAGCTAAAAGATGTTTATCATTTTGTGATACAAGAATTTGCATTGCTTTATTAGGTACATCAGACGCACCTGATAGAGATGAAAGAGATACTGCTCGTTGTTGCAATGCAATATCTGGCGACTGGAGTGACCCCCGCGCCCAGTAATATATTTCCCCTTTACGGATGTTCATTACAAGGTCGTTGTCAAAATTATCGAACCACCAATCACGTTGGATTAAAGCAATCGGGGTAGCAGAAGATAGCCCCCAAGGGCTGCTACCCCAACCACTAGCGCCCCATCCATACCCATATACCGTAGAACTATACCCAGAAGGTATGGCATATATAGCATTTACTGAGCTGCCACCATCTCCTGTGTCTGAAGCATTTGCTAAAACAGGTACGATTTGCGATTTATCGGTAGAGCGAGCTTCAATAGTGTATGTGTTAGTGTTTACTCTGGTTACTGCATAGTCTTGGTTTAATACTTCAGCAGTGATATTCCCACCAAGTGACGCGGCCCCGCTAAAAGTAACAAAATCGCTATTTTCTCCCAGCCCTGCTCCATAGCCTGGATCGGTAACCGTTATGGTAGAAGACCCATTAATTGCGGCAAAAGTTATCATGGTGTGACTGTCCCTGCGGAACCAGCGGAGCTAACGCCTGAGATAGCTATTTGGATTGAAGGAGATACAGACCCTACAGAACCAGTAGCGCTAACCCCAGAACCTGCGTTTACAGTTTTAAATATCGGGGTGATGTTATACATTTGACCGCCGACTTCAATATAAACGTGATTGTTTGTACCTATAGCAAGAAAATTGTCGTTATAAGATGTTATCCAGTTGAATAACTGCCTTGAAGTGCCAAAATAAAAATAAGGTGTAGCTTTTTGCCAGCCCCCAAGTTTTTGCGGATAGCCTGAAAAGAACCTAATCTTGTCACACTCATACCAGCCACCTTCGCCAGAGTAGCTAGTTTGATCCCGGTTGATCCCTGGTCGAAAATTTAATTTGAGGAATGGCATTGCTCACCTCATTAGAGCAGCTTCAGCAGCGCGACGACGGGTGAGGCCGGGGAGAACACGACCGGCAGCTTTATTCCATTTCTGGCATTCCTCGGCTGCTTCATCCCAAAACCCCCAATCAACGCGCTTCTTGAATGTGGAAATCCTGTAGTTTCCTAGGCCACAATTGTAGACCCAGCTTGTCACTGCGGCAATCCGGCGAGCAGGTGCGTTGTAAATATTTGGGGAAAGCTTCAAAAGCCTACTGAGAAAATATTCAATGTGGTGGTCAAGCGCCTCTTCGCACTGCTGCATCGTCCAGATGGTGCCGGGGTTGATGTCTGGTCCGGTGGCTCCCCAACCGATTGTCCAAGGGTGACCTCTAGTTCCGGGGTCAGGATAAGCCGTTACCCGTCCATCAGGCAGACGCTTTGCTAGCCCTTCAAAAGGCTTGATGAGTACATCTTTGCAAAGCTTCTTGGCCTCTTCCATCACTTCGTTCTTTTTTCTATACTTCTTCCGACAAACCAAAACGTCAAACACATGTTAAACATGGCGAAGTCATCTTCATCCCACACTTTGGTAATCACTTCAATCCATGATCCACCAGCCTGAAATGCCATAGCAAGCGCAGCCGCCTTGACTGCCGCATACATGAAAAACAAAGCCCATGTGATGCCCGGACGAACCAATGCTGAGATGCCAGCCACAAACCAACCAGCGGCTTTAGCCGTTTCAGCCTGTTCTTGAAAGGCCGCTTTGATCGTGTCAAGTTGCTGAGTCGAGTAGTCAACGTACTTCTCCTCCATGCGGAATTCACCGCGCATCTTTTCAAGATCAGTTTGGAGCGTAAACATTTGAAGCTCATGAGCGCGTTCGTTCTTTTTGTCCAAGAACTTTAAGACTTCAGGAGCAAGCCTGAACAGGCCACCGAATATAGAACCAAGAAGACCGCCGGACAATAGTTCAAACATAATTACCCCTTAGCCGTTACGATGTCTTGGCCTTTTTTGACCGTGACTTTACTGCCCTCAACGTCTACCTGCATGGGCTGCTCGGCTCGGTCCAGCTTATCAAGACGGTGGATTAGGTCTTTGATGACTTCAAACTCAGGCTTTTCCTGCTTTGCAGCAGTCCCTGCAATCCCATTCAGCATCTGGATAAGTGCAGTAAGTGAAGCGCCGAGTAAGCCCATAACAGCAGCGATTTTTTCACCATCAAGAAACAGCGAAGCACCAACACCCACAAGCACAATCAGGAAGATGTAAAGCAGGCCGTCTTCGCCGATCGCTTTGCCAGCAACTTCCTTGGCAGAGTCCTGGGCCTTTAACTCCTCAAGCCTGATCTTGGCTTGCGCCTTAAGGACTGCTAACTCGTGGGTCTTGTCATCCATCACAAGTTTCCGGTATTTGTAGAAGGAAATACTCTAGTGTTTCCAGGCCAAATAATTCTTACTGCGCCGCCTGCGCCTATACCACCTGATCCTCCAGCTCCACCCCCATATGCCCCACCATTTCCGCCACTACTACTACCATCCTGCCCTGCACTTCCCCCAGAACCAGCGCCGCCACCGCCACAAGTATCCATAGTACCCGCCGCTCCGTTAGAACCTTGGCCTAAAATACCAACACCACCACCGCCCCCTCCTTGGGGAGTAAAACCAAAATAAAGTGACCCGCCACCGCCACCGCCGCCACCAGAACCGGCAGTGGAAGCTAAAGGATCACCAGCGTTTCCACTTCCGCCTAACCCACCATTTCCTGAATATCCGCCCGCGCCGCCGCCGCCAGAACCAGCAAAACCGGCTGGTGGTTGAGCATTTGCGTTATTACCACCATCGCCACCTAAACCACCAAGAGTGCCTACCTCAGTATCGGTATTGGTATATAAAATAGCAGTAGAGGGCGATTGTCCATCATTGTTCCAAGTGTACCCTCCTCGGGCAAGAAGATTTTTTGTGGCCCCTGTAGCAAAAGAGCTAGAGCCGCCAGCAGCAGTCCAATCTTGACTTGCGGCTCCTACAATAACTGTATAGTTATTATTAGGGATGACAGGTAAATTGTTTACGTATCTCAAATTACCCCCGCTGGCCCCAGCTTGCCTAGCGCCACTAGAAAACCCACTGTTTGCGCTACCCCCCGCCCCTATAGCAACAATAGAAACTGAAGTAACTCCAGCAGGAGCGGTCCAAGTGTAAGTTCCGGGAGTTGTATATGCTTGTTGCCCCGGCTGGATAGTACTACTACCAAACCCAAAAGCCTTAGCAGAAGCCGCACCTAAAGATGTTACTGTTGGCATAATTAACCTCTATGCAAACTTAGTTTGTGAAGCTAAAACTGTAAACGTGGCACTCGCAGTTTTAATAATTGTGTATGTATAAACTTCAATTGACGACGCGTACCCACCAGTAGGCGCTCCTCCATTTTGCCATTTAGGTGTAACACTAGACCCATCAACTTGAACGGCGTTGTTGTAATAAGCTGTTGAACCTTGAGTGACTAAAAAAGCTACAGTTACTACGTCACCTGTAGACATAGCTGTGTTTAAACTTGTACCACTTGAAGCTCGGAAATTAACAGTCCAATTAGCTGAAGCGTTTGAGGTGTAATAAAGCACAGATTGCGTAGTGACATCGTAATTAATAGTGCCTGTTGCTGCCGTGGCGGATACAGTTGCCGGTTCAACGATATTTTTTAATGCCGCAGCTAAAACGCTCGTAGACCCATTAAAGGTCTGTTTTGCTGTAAATGTCTGAGGAGAACCAAGTACGGCAGCGGTGTCGGTAACGTTTGGCAGTGTTAAGGTGGTATTAGATGAAAGTGTTGCTGGCGTAAGCGTTACTGCATATGAAGAAGACCCGCCAGCCCTGCCAGCCAACACCACTGCATCTTGTGTTGATGCTGCTTCAGACCTGACTGCATTAGCAGTCCTAAATGTTTGAGCTGCTGTAAACGTTTGAGCTTGGTTAAGAACTACACCCACTGCAACATAATCTGCGCCATTAAAAAGTACAACACCTGATTGACCGGGAAGGAATGTAAATCCTGTTTGCCCAGAAGCTTTGATTGTCAACGTGTAAGTCGAGTCTGCATTAATAACTCGATAAGCCCTATTGCTGCTAGGCGCTGTAATGGTTGAGTCGGTCGCCAAACTTGATACTTTGATTGTTGCGTATTGAGCTGAGGATGCTGCAATATTAGTGGCTAAATAATCCCCTGTTGTATTAGCAAGCGTTAGCGCCCCCGCCGTAAAGTCCAAGCTTGTAAGCGAGGTCATACCAGCAATCGCAACATCCAAGTATTGCGTTAAACCGTTATTAGTTGTGTCGCCCCAAGCACCCGCCTCTGTCCCCGTCACTGGAAGTGGGAGGTTTAATAATGTTGTGCGATTAACAGTCATGGTCTACCTCAAGTATTAATAAGCGTCCAGTTTGCGCTCTGGGAGTCATCAATAAGCTCCCAGAAAATCCTTCCATCTATAGTATCTGTCGCGGTAGCTTGTTCAGTCACAGATACAGATTGTGTAGTCGCGCAATATACAAAAACAGCCGCTGTAGTTTCTTCTAAAATATCAGCAGAAAAAGCAAGCCCCCCTACAATTACATCAGCACCTGATGCACTATCCGATACGCTACTAGGTAAAATCAAATTTAGAGCAACAGCATCCGACCCAGACGCACTCTCAGATATGGCGGAAAGCAATGTCACGGTTGCAGAAATAGCATCCGAACCCGTCGCAGCTTCAACAATAGCCCCCTCGTAGGAATTAGCTACAGAGCTAAAAGGCTGCGTTGAAAACGGAAGGATGCCGTACATATTTATCCAGCCAGTGTGGTTGTCTGGTTAGGGGTGAATACAATAGTATCAGAGGCAGTTGTATTTTCTACAGGT